CCTCCTGCGGTGGTGTACGCCGCGCTGTCAGTGCTTGCAATAACTTTTCCTAAACTTGCGTCTGGATGTGCCATATTAATTTACCTCCTAAAATAATTTGACGATGATATTATTTATCATCGTCCATTCTGTGTTCAAGCCCATCAATTCGTTTGTGGGCTTGTTTTGCGCTTTCTTCAACTCGCGTTAACCGCTCGGAATGCTCTGCCAATGTTTTATTTGCTTCTCGCTGTTCCAGAAAAACATCATCAATGCGGCGCTTGATATAAGATACGTCGCTTTGCAGCTCTCCTTCCGTTTGATTTTCCTCCCGGCTGTCACGGCTTACAAACCGATTATAATTTTTTGCCGCGATAGACAGACCAAATATTGCTACAATAACGCTTATCACCGCTACGGTTACGCTGATTGCTGTTGCCACCTCCACCGCCTCACGCCCCTTATTTTTCAGACAAATTTTTGATGTTGCGTTTAAATTCCCGAGCGGCTAATACCTGTCGGACAAGTATAAAAATAATCATCAAGGCACCTATTACGATAAGATTGATGCCAATAATTAATGCCGCCATGAATATTTCATAACGGCATGTATCGCGTGTGGTAAAATGCTTTTCAATTATAGTTGCTTTTTCTGTGCCTATTTCGCTGATGGTCGAAATGCTTTCAATATTGCTTAAAGGTTCGGCGGCAAGAAGCTTTGATTCCGTCCGTTCACCAATACCTTTAATACTGCAACTCTGCCAATCGGAGGAAGTCATGGAATTTATATTTATTTTCGCGTTTGCACCCGCATAAATCGTAAGGCAACAGCCAATCAGCAAACATAAAATGCCAAACTTCAATGTCTTATTTTTCATGCTTTCACCGCCGCCAACAATGTTGTTTCTTCTGCACTTGTAATATAGGACTTTGTATATGCTTTTTTGATAACAGCATCCATTACAAAACTTCCTAATGCTATTACAGTTGTAAATTCCGTTCCAATGCAATTAATTATAAGCGCATTTACCGTGTATGTTGTTGCCCCATCGCTAACAGTAATTGCAGATGAATCAAATGTACAATTAATAAGTGCCAAATCACTTGTTACCTGTGCAGCCGTTATCCCTCCTAAGATAAAATGGGCAATAATAAGCATTGCAATCACAAGATTGCTGTATTTACCGCTGTTAATATTTAGTAAAATAACCTGTTGTGGTGTCATTATGATTCCTCCTCAGCATCCATTGCAGCGTCCATAAGTGACACAACTGTCTGCAAAGTTAACAAATCACTTTGCAATTTTCCCATCGTGTCGGTGCTTGTGCTTGTTGTTATCACTGTAGCCGCCCCGCTTGTAGGCGTAACCCCTAATATCGTGCCTGTGTTGGTAGTATCATCAGCATAGGCATTACTTGTCGTGTCCCATTTCTGCCATTGATAAACTGTTGTGGTAGTTGTGGTGGTGACATAATCGGCTGTAGTTGTTGATGATGATTGAGACTTTACATAATATTGCGTTTCCCCACCTATACGAATTTCTATTGTGCCGTTTGTCGTGATTTCTGTACTATATACGTTGCCGTCTTCTACTGTATACGTCATATCAATGCCTCACTTTTATATAATAGTTGCTTGTATATGTAACACTTTGCGCTTGAATCTGTAATGATTGGCTAAAATAGACAGGTTCAGCAATTGTTACAAGTGCACAAAAATCTAATGTCTGTTCAGATGACGAAGGAAAGGCAGGATAATTTATTGCGTTTCGGTATGAATCGCTTGAATTATAAACAATACTTCCATCTAAAGTGGTAGAATAGTTATTTCCGTTTAAAATGCCTATATAGTGTCCAGAATTATCTATCACATATTGTAATGCCGCTATGGGTACTATCCCAAAATATGTTTTGCCAGTACCAACACTATATTCATCCAAGACTGTTGTACCATCTTTTATAATTTTTAGCCTTCTTGCAACTGCGCTGCCAGTGTTAGAATCATTTAAAATAACAGATTCTAAAAAGCCTTTGCCTGTAATGTTCAGAATATCTGTTAAAGATGATGCTGCTATCGTAGATGATGTCTGTTCTTCTTCAAATTCCCATGGGTCATATCCCCCGCCTAAAAATCCAGCCATTAATTATTCCTCCAATGCAGCCGAAACATAAACATGGTTTGCTGTTCCTGCCGTTATTTTTAGCGTTATTGCCGCCGCTGTCGCATTAAAAAAGTACGACGGTAACATGTTGCTGCCGACCGGTGCGCTGCCGTTGAATATTTCCACTGTCTGCGACCCTCCGTTGTCGGTATATGTCAGTTCAACATCTATCGTTGTCGCGGCGGTCACGTCACGAACATAAGTGTTAATGTTAAAGTTGCCCTGTGCTGACGGTGTATAGGTCAAAACCGTTGTTTGCGATGTTGTTGTTATCGCCGTGTTGGAACATGATGCGACTTTTACAACAGCGTCGGTAATTCCATATCCTGCGGCGGTTGTCGGATTTGTGCCCGCCGTCACACGCCCCTTTGCGTCAACTGTGACGCTTTTATAAGTGCCCGCTGTAGCGCCTGATGCCGCCAAGGTAAGCGCCATTGACGCATTAGCGGAGCCGTCGAAGCTGGTTGAGCCTGTTGCGTCGCCTGTAGCGGATATTGCCCGGGCAGTTGTCAGCTTGTCGGCTTTTGCCGCCGCCGTTGTGCCGCCCGTTATCGCGGTCACACCATCCGCAGTTGCTTTCATCTGCGTGTCAATAATATCCATGTTTGCGTTTGGCACGGCGATATCGTAATTGTCCGTTGTTGCAGGCTTTGTAAGGCCGTAATTTGTGGTTGTGGTTGCCATTATAACGTTCCCTCCCTTATTGTGGCATGGGTATAAGCCGCAAGCTGTGCGTGTGTGTACCCTGTTAGCTGCCCGTGTGTGCGGTAGGTATAGGCATATGAAAACGCCAAATGCGCGGGCTTGATCTGATTAAGCGTAGCTGTCAGCCCCGCCATGTTTGCGGGTATTCCAATTGTTCCGGTAAATTTTATGGTGAAACTGTAATTTGCGTTGTCTTCTATAACTTTGACTGTACCATTGCTGTAGCTTGCCGCCGTATCAATAATCAGTTGTTTTGTTACGGTGCCAACTCCGCGTAGTTTTGCCTTTAAAATTTCACGCCTTGACGTATCTGACAAAGACACGTTGGGCGTAATGCCGAAAATCACTTCGTAACGGCTTAACATGCCGGACGCGGTATCTATAAAGCACTCGTCAATTGTCTTTGTAAGGTTGCTTATCATCGTCGAGACATCAGCCGTTAAAATGCTTTGAAGTTCCTCCATTGTGGAGTTGCCCTCATATACAACCGGAAGTAAATCCAATTAACTCGCCTCCGTCAGCGTTATAGTCCCCACAATTGGTATATCTGCGTCAGGAATCGTAATATTTGCCGTGCCGCTGTTTACAAGCAATGTGTTATAATCGCTCACGCCCGCCGTAGAAAGCAGGAGAGAACCAATTTTCGCATAGCTCACGCTGTATGTGGTAAATACTTCATCTTGTAAATATTCAGTCACATCAGTTATAAATGCTGTCTGAACCGCCGCGAGTGTCTGCGAACCGTCCAAAACAACGTTAGCTGTAATTCCTATTGCTAACCCCTCCGGGCTTGCGACGGTCACTGTAGCACCTATGGGACGCACTGTTTCAATATAGGCCGCGACTGTAGCGGGTAGCCCCGTGTCAATCTCCATGTTGGAATCAACGACAAGAATTTTCACGGTGCCGTTGCCGTTCCATAGTGGGAATACTTTAGCACCGCCGACTCCTGACACAGATAGCGCCCATTGCTTGTAATGCGCTGAATTTCCGGAAGTCGCGGGGCTTTGTATCTGCTCGTAAAACCGAGTCCGCAGATTATCGTCCGTTTCCTCGTCGGTGCCGGAAGTGATTATATCGCCTATTGTAGCGGTTGCGTCGGACGTATTGTCGATGTTTGAAAGCGTTCCGCTATATGTATTTCCAGTCGTACCGGCGGTTTCGCACGTCGCGCTGTAAACATTTGTAGAAATCAGTGCCGTAATGCTGTACACAATATCATCGATAGCCCACCGTGAGCCG